TGATCAAGTTATTAAAAATTTTAAACGTTTTCATCCTAAACCTGAAGAAGTACAATGTTCACATCCCATAGAAGAACCCGATTTCATCAAGCCTTATTTCGGTTTGCGCCTATTCCCCGTATGGCATATAGGAACCGATTATCTACATGAAATTGGCAAGAATTGGTACACACACCTAACAGACAATGGTGTTGAATTTATGTGGAATACTAAAGTAACAGACATTGATTTTATATATAAATTTATTAATTTTTCTGCTAAAAAACCAGAATTTAATTCTGTATTATCATATGATAGATTAATGTTTGGTGTAGGTAAGTCAGGAATTGATTTTGGTAAACAATTAGCTGAAAAATATGAACTACCTACAGAACCAAAACCAGTACAAATAGGAGTTAGATTTGAAGCACCCCAACATCATTTTCAAAAATTAATTGACATATCATATGATTTTAAATTATATAAAAAATTTGATAATGTAAGTTTAAGATCATTTTGTACAAATAATAACGCAGCATTTGTTGCAGTTGAAGACACTTATGGGAACCATAGCTATAATGGTCATGCTAAAAAAGATATGTCATACAGAAATGATATGACTAATTTTGGTATATTAATGGAAATTAAAGGTATAGACAAACCATTTGATTGGTCAAGAGAAGCAGTTAAAAAATTACAAATAGCAGGAACTGGTACTTATTATTCTCCTAGTGATAGAATACCTTCCCAAACATCAGAAGGTAATTTTGTTAGATGTGTTGTAGTAGAAAATATGGAACCATTACATGATGCTTTAGGAATAGAAAATGCTAATTATATAGTAGATTTTATTAAAGATATGACAAAAGTATTTCCAACATTAAAAGATGATTGGGGTATTTATATGCCTGAAGTAAAATATTTATCACCTGAACCTTTGGTAAATTATAATGATTTAAGTCTTACTAGGTTTCCTGAAGTTTATTTTGTAGGTGATGCATTGTCAGCACGAGGTATAACTGTATCAGGAGCACAAGGTACCTATGTAGCTGAAAGTATATTAAAAAAACAAGAATATCCTGAATTCGTAGAAACAATAAATTTTTAAAATTATGAGTAAAGAATATGGTGATGTAGAAGTAGAAGGCTTCAAAAGAACAGGTGGTAATAAAAAGTTTAAACAAAGAAAACTAAGTAGAATTGAAGAAGATGGTTCAAAGACAACAGTTTCCACTTTAGAAATAAATGGAGAAAATAAACTACATAATTGGGATGGTCCTGCTTTAATTAATAAGGAACAAAAGAAAAAAGAATATTATTTAAACGGAATTCTATACACTGCAGATGAACATAATGATATAAAAAAATCACAAGAGGGATTACCTTGGTATAAACAATCAGGATCAACAGTAAAAACAGCAAGATTTTAAATATGAAAAACGATAAATTAGTAGGATTTACAGCAGGTAATTTTGACTTATTACATCCAGGATACATTTATACGTTTGAAGATGCAAAAAAACACTGTGATTATTTTATAGTATTTTTACAAAAAGACCCATCAGCAACAAGAAATACTAAATATAAACCCGTAATACCTTTATACGAAAGATATAGAGCACTAATGGCCATACAATATGTTGATGATGTTTATATTTACCAAACAGAAGAAGAATTGTATGAATTAATTAAATTTTTTAAACCAGACATTAGGATACTAGGAGAAGATTATATAGGTAAACCATGTACAGGAGACGATTTACAACCTAAAATAATTTATACTAGTAGAGCTCATGGGTGGTCAACTACTAAATTAAAAGATTTAATTACAAAACAAACAATGAAACAAAACCCAAATATAACAAAATAATTATGAAAATAGGATTTTGTGGAACAATGAGTGTAGGTAAAACTACATTAGTAAAAGCTTTAAAAGATGAACCAGAATTTAGTAAATATTGTTTTAGAACAGAACGTAGTAAACATTTAAGTTCATTAGGAATACCTCTAAATACAAATAGTACTTTAAAAGGACAATTAGTTTTTGCCTCTGAAAGAGCAGTTGAATTAATGCAGGAAAAGATCATAACTGACAGAACCGTAATTGATGTTATGGCCTTTTGTAGTTTATCCAAATCTATGGAAGCACATGAAAAACATTATTTAAATTCAACATTATTTTATTTAATAAAGGAATATGATATTTTATTTTATGTTTCTCCTGATGGAGTTAAAATAGAGGATAATGGAGTTAGAGAAACAAATGCAGAGTATAGAGATGCAGTTGATAATAAAATAAAATCAATTGTAGAGATGTATAAACATATACCAGGTAAAGTGGTCACAATTTCAGGAACTGTAGAAGAAAGAATCATCCAAGTAAAAGAATCAGTAAATATGTATAACATATAATATGGCTCAACCGAATATTAAACAAATAATAAAGCAAGAATATATTAAGTGTGCACAAGATCCTGTATACTTTATGAAAAAATACTGTTATATTCAACATCCTACAAGAGGTCGTATACAATTTAATCTTTATCTTTTTCAAGAAAAAGTATTAGGTTTGTTAAATAAAAATGATAGAAGTATTATATTAAAATCAAGACAGTTAGGTATTTCAACCCTATCTGCTGGTATTTCTTTATGGATGATGATTTTTCAAAAGGATAAGGCAATACTTGTAGTAGCAACAAAACAAGACACAGCTAAAAATTTAGTTACAAAGGTAAAATTTATGTATGATAATTTACCGTCTTGGCTTCAAATTGGTTTTGTTGAAAAAAATAAATTAGCCCTCCGACTTAAGAATGGATCTCAAATTAAAGCAGTATCTGCAGCAAGTGATGCTGGTAGATCAGAAGCCATTTCTTTATTAATTATTGATGAGGCTGCTTTTATTGAAGAGAATAGAATAGAAGATATATGGGGTTCATCTCAACAAACATTATCAACAGGAGGTAAAGCAATTGTATTATCTACACCTAATGGTACTGGAAACTTTTTTCACAGAATGTGGGTTAAAGCTCAAGAAGGAGCCAATGGGTTTACCCCTATTAGATTACCATGGACAGTACATCCTGAAAGAGATGACATATGGAGAACTAAACAAGATGACGAATTAGGATCTAGAATGGCAGCACAAGAATGTGATTGTGATTTCACTACTTCAGGAAATACAGTGTTTAATGTTGATCTTTTAAGTTATTATGAAAAAACATTTATTTGTGAACCCGTAGAAAAAAGGGGTATAGAAGGAGGCTTACATATTTGGGAATATCCAGATTATACAAGAAAATATTTAATTGTGGCAGATGTAGCTAGAGGAGATAGTAAAGACTATTCTGCCTTTCATATTATTGATATTGAAGAAGCTAAACAAATTGGTGAATTTAAGAGTCAAATAGGTACTAAAGAATATGGCCATATGTTAGTTGCAATTGCAACTGAATATAATAATGCTTTACTTGTAATTGAAAATGCAAATATAGGTTGGAACACACTTCAAATTGTAATAGATAAAGGTTATCAAAATTTATATTATTCACCCAAAGGAGACACAGCTACAAGTGTAGAAGCATTTTTAGCCAAAGGATTAGACGTAACAGATACATCTAAAATGGTACCTGGTTTTACAATGTCAATGAAAACTCGACCTTTAACAATTGGTAAGTTAGATGCTTATATGAGAGAAAAATCAGTAATCATCCAAGGAAAAAGAACTATGGAAGAAATGAGAACTTTTATTTGGAAAAATGGAAGAGCAGAAGCCCAATCAGGATATAATGATGATTTAGTAATGTCCTTAGCAACAGGATGTTATGTAAGAGATACAGCACTTAAATTTGCACAACAAGGAATAGATTTAACAAACGCTACATTAAAAAATTGGCAAAAAAATAATTCAGGTATTTATACCGAGGGGATAAGTAAAAAAGAATCAGGATGGACTCAAGATTTAGGAGACCATGGTCATCAAGATTTAACTTGGCTTCTTTAATATGTATTAAAAAACAACAAAATGGCAGATACTAGTTTATTTACAAGACTACAAAGACTTTTTTCAAGTGATGTTATTATTCGTAACGTAGGAGGAAAACAATTAAAAGTAATGGACACGGGTAGGATCCAAAAATATGGAAACCTAGCTACAAATTCACTTTACGATAGATTCACACGTTTACATAAACCTGTAGGATCATCTTTACAATATAATCCTACACTGAATTACCAGTCAATGAGACTACAGCTTTATAGTGATTATGAAGCTATGGATCATGATCCTATTATAGCAGCTGCTCTTGATATTATTTCAGATGAAACCACTTGTAGAAATGAATATGGAGATGTTTTAAACATAAATTCAAATGATGAAAATATTAGAAAAGTATTACATAATTTATTCTATGATGTTCTCAATATAGAATTTAATCTTTCTACATGGGTTAGAAACATGTGTAAATATGGTGATTTTTATTTAAAATTAGAAGTATCAGAAAAATTTGGAGTATATAATGTAATTCCTCTATCTGTTTATGAAGTAGTAAGAGAAGAAGGAACGGACCCCGAAAATCCCTCTTATACTAGATTTACTCTTGATCCTAATGGATTAGCAAGTGGTGCTACTAATACAATTAGAAGAGACCAATTCCAATTAGAAAATTACGAAGTAGCCCATTTTAGACTATTAACAGATTCTAACTATCTTCCCTATGGTAGATCATATTTAGAACCTGCTCGTAAAGTATTTAAACAATTAATGTTGATGGAAGATGCAATGTTAATTCATAGAATAATGCGAGCACCTGAAAAAAGAACATTTTATATTAATGTTGGAGCTATACCTCCTGAACAAGTAGAACAGTTTATGAAAGAAACTGTCAATAAAATGAAAAAAACACCCTATATAGATCAAAACACAGGAGATTATAATTTAAAATATAATATGCAGAATATAACTGAGGATTTTTATATTCCAGTTAGGGGTAATGATAATTCAACACGTATTGAAACAACAAAGGGCTTAGATTATGATGGTACAGGTGATGTTGAATATCTAAAACACAAAATGATGGCTGCTCTCAAAATACCAAAACCATTTTTGGGATACGAAGAAGGAGTAGAAGGAAAATCAACATTAGCAGGTATGGATGTTAGATTTGCACGAACTGTAGAACGTATTCAAAGAATCATAGAATCAGAATTAACAAAAATAGCATTAGTACATTTATATTCACAGGGATTTACAGATGAACAATTAGTTGACTTTTCTATAGAATTAACTGTCCCCTCAATAATCTATGAACAAGAAAAAATAGAATTATTCACAGCAAAAACTGCAGTGGCCGCAGATATGGTTGATAAAGGATTATTTTCAAAAGATTGGGTTTATGAAAATGTATTTGGTTTGTCCCCTGATGAGTATAATGATGAAAAACAACAACAAGTTGTAGATGCTATGCATAAATTTAGACTAGCTCAAATTGAAAACGAAGGAAATGACCCTACGGAAACAGGTACTTCTTATGGTACTCCTCATGATTTAGCTTCATTATATGGTAATAAAAGAGATAAAGCAGTAGGTCCAGCTCAAGTACCAACAGGATATGATGAAAAAGAACCAGGACGTCCTATAGAGGACCCTAAAAAATATGGTTCAGATAAGAGTAATTTTAGTAGAGACCCCTTAGGTAAAAAAGATTTAACACCCCCTAAACCAGAAAAATCATCAGATGGTAATAAAGTTTCTACTTTTGAAATAAAAAATATTAAACAATCTTTACAAAAGGTAATAAATAGTAAAAAAATATTAAAAGAAGAAGAAGAAAGTGGCCTCTTATCCGAAAAAAATATCAAGCCTCAGAAATAAACATATATTTATATCCAGATAAATTGCAATTTAAATGAAAGTAAAACACTCCAAGTATAAAAATACTGGAATACTGTTTGAGCTCCTTACGAGACAACTAACAGCAGACACTATTTCCGATAATACATCTAAGGCTTTGCCTATTATTAAGAAATATTTTAATAGTAATTCAACCCTACTTAAAGAGTATAAAATTTATCATACTTTCATAAATAAAAAATTTAAAAAAGAAAGTAATGCAACTTTATTAATTGACACATTAATAGAAGCATATAGCAAATTAAATAAAACCCAATTAAAAAAAGAAAAATATAATTTAATTAAGGAAATAAAAGATACTTATGATATTAATAATTTCTTTAAAGCCAAAATTTCTAACTATAAAATAATGGCTTCTATTTTTAATTTATTAGAAAATAATAATGCCACACCTTTATCAATAGTTAAATCAAAAGTAACACTATTAGAATATATTACAGTAATAAAACCAAAATCCAAACAAAATACAGTTTTAGAAAATTATAATAGACAAGATAAAGATACTAGATTACTTGCTTATAAAGTTTTACTTGAAAAATTTAATAATAAATATAATAATTTAGGTGATAACCAAAAAGTATTATTAAAAGAATATGTTAATAATGTTACTAATAGTCCTGCTCTTAAAGCTTATATAAATGAAGAAATTAAAAATGTAAAAAAACAAATTACATTATATTCTAAAAAAGTCGAAGATAAAGTAGTTGTTATTAAATTGAATGAAACTAAAAATATGATTAAAACATTATGTAAAAAATCATCTATAAACGATAATAATGTTATTAATCTATTAAATTATTACGAATTAGTAAACGAATTAAAAACCATCCATGACTAAAAAATTTAACATACACGATTGGCAAACTAAACAAAGAAAAATACTCTTAAATGAATTAAACATCAAAAGAGTAGTAGATCAATCAATGAGTAATGATGATATAGGTAAACTACAAGATGTAATACGTGGTAATGATTTAGGTAAAGTATTAAACACAATAGCTGTTATAGTTGATCAAGATGGAAGTCAACCTGAATTAGCAGCTCAAAAGATTGCTGATTTGGTACCAGACATTATAGATGCAGATGCAGCTATTCAAAAATACCATTATGGAAAGGATGATGAAGAGCAACCAGTAAGCTCTAAATCCACAGAACCTATGGATGAACATCATGGAGATGAAGATTTTCCAAAACAATCAGCAGAAATGGAAAAGTTCCTAACTAAGTTAAAAAGAGCAAATAAAAAAGTATACGATCAAGTAGAAGACATTATTAGAAAAAATTTTAAAAAACAAAATGAAGCAAGTACAACAGGAGGAGGAGCTTCATTTAATGCGGGTTCAGGTGAAGGATATATGACACCTAATGCGTTTAAGAAGAAAAATAAAAAATAAATTATGCTTTTAACAGAATATAGACCATTTCAAGTAGACAGGCAATTAGCAGAAGTTTCTATTAAAGAAAACAAACCTTTAATGGTTAAAGGTGTTATTCAAAGAGCAGAAGCTGAAAACCATAATGGCAGAATTTACCCAAAAGAAATTTTAGCTAGAGAAATTGCAAAATATATAGAAGGTCCTATAAGAGAAAAAAGAGCATTAGGAGAATTAGATCATCCCGAAAGTTCCGTAATTAATTTACAAAATGTATCACATAATGTTACTAAAGTAAAAATGGTTGGTGATAATGTATATGGAGAAGTTGAAATATTACCTACACCTGCGGGAAAAATACTACAAGCATTATTTGCCTCAGGTATTACAGTTGGTATTTCTTCAAGAGGTATGGGTTCAGTACATGAAGGATCAA